TTCGCCCCGCGTTCTCTTGAGTCTCTGGCGGTTTTCGCCGCTTTCTCTATTACGAGAATCTGGCCTTCACGTCGTCAGTATGTCTATGTCCTGCGCTGCAAGGTGGTCCACACCGATTCCGCTTGGAGCATAGTTTCATCCCGCGCAAACTTGATACTACTTAAGAGACTTGATCACTTCGCGCAGCAGTTCGATAACTAACTGCCGCAGGGACTTACCTTGCTTTGCCGCCTGCATCTTGAGGGACTTATGCAGCGCGTCATCGAATTTAGTTACTCGCAATTCCATTCAACCTACATCCTCACTCTGCCTTATGCGCGGACTTGTGACCGCCGTAGGTGGCATTCAGGCGGCAGGCTTTCCCTGCCTGTTGCATAACCCCTCCTCTGGAATTCTTTTTCCTGCGCCAACGCTGGGCGCTCAGCATATTTTCTCAACTCTATGAATCAACTCTATCACGGTTGTGCGCAGTGTGCACATTTATTTTTCAATCGGCTTAAAGCAACGCGCAATGTGCGAACTAAGCGGAAAGGGGATTTTGGCAATCAGGGCGGATGCAGCCTTGCGGGCGTTGGATTTGCTGCCGTGTTGCGCTGCTCCGTCTTGAAACCACGCATCGCCAATAAAGGTCGTAGCAAATCGGTGTCATCGCGGGTTCCTCGCGCCACACTTCGGGCACGCCTTGCGCCGTTCCCGCGCTCCCAGCATGGCGCCGCAACCCACGCAAGCGCGCAGAATCTTATGCTTGGGCGACTCCGCCGCAGTTCGCCGGTTAACCTCGCTGCGGATTACCGCGGTCGGCATCAGCTCCAGCGGCGGGCATAGGCCGTCAAACTCTGCGATCATCGCGGCCCAGTCGCTATCGTCCCAGTACTTGCGTCCGGCATCGCTCATGTGTGCATCAGCAACGGCTATCGCGGCATACCAAATCTCGTCGCGCATTGTTGTTAGTCCCATTTTGATACCCCTGCGACTATCAGGCGCGTGTTGTGGCAACGCTCACATCCGCATTCGTCCGGGTGAGATATTTCTCCGGCGCGGCAGAACGCCCACCCTTGCCGCACATCGTCGTCCTTGGCATCAGGGCAGAGCAGGAGCGCATCGAGCGGACGGCCGCAGACGGGGCATACTGGCAGCATCTGGTCTACCAATCGGCTCGCAAGTTCAGTTGGATTTATATGGATCATTTTTTCCTCAATTCTGCGATTTTTCGCGGCCTGATGTTCGGCAAAGTTGCGACTGCTTACGGCAAGGACCGCGCGGCGGAGGTTAAAGGCTAACTCCGTCTGTCTTAAGGTACCAATCTGCTGCGTGGCTCATTTTGTGCTCCATCCGGGTATCCCGGCTCATCTCAGGAGATTTGCTCTCCTCAACAACATAATCAGATTATCGCACATACCGGAGCGTGTCAACATTTATTTTGTGATTATTTGCACTCTTGTGATGGTGCGCACAATTTATCTGCAAGGTGCTGTAATTGATGTAGTTATGCGTAGTGCATGAGAGAGCGTATAGGGCTGAGAGTCGCTCTCATCTCATCAGATTTGTCGCCACTACACGCGCGAGGGGAAATACCTCTTGCGTATGCAAGAGAAGCGGGGTCCGGGGCGCAGCGCCCGGTATGGCCGATGAGTGGTAAAAGGGGGGGGTGAGGTACCGCGAAAATCACCTGAGTGATGGGCGGCGATGTCGTCTGTCACACCTTGCTCGCTCTGTCGCTTTGCTTCTGCGATCAAGCATACACCCCTCTGTCAAGCCCCTACATCTTGTGTTGCATAATGTGCGCACCACAAGCAACAAGATATTGTGGTCGATCTTGGAATTTGCGCATAGTACCACAAGATGTAGTAGTCATCACACCAATAGTAGCGACTCCGCGCGGTGTAAACGCACGTAATCCGGCGCAATGTCGGCCCACAGCACAGCGTATTTTCCGCGCTCAATGCGCAGTACGGTGCCGGGCTGGCCAGAGTCTGGGCAGGATAGCAGGCGCACCTTTGCGCCGATGGGGATTGCAGGCTGATCGCTCATGCGCCCATCGTAGCGCTCCTAAACATGCTATGAAACGTTTCAGAAACGTTCACCGCGTTTCATGCTCTGCTTCATTGCGTTTCATCGCGCTCACTTTGCGCTGAGTTTGCTCTCTAAGAACTCGCATTTGAATTTGTAAATCGTTGATAGCAAACAATATGTAATTTACATTGTGAAACGTTTCAGAAACGTTTCTGAAACGCACCAGAACAGAACAGAACAGAACAGAACAGAACAGATAAATACAAGTACATTGTCGGCGCAAAAAGCTGCGCCGACGCTAATGGGGGTGCGCTATAATCCTGCTATGGTCTGGCTGCACGAGACCGAGAGAGGGCATTGTTATGGGATTAGGCGTATGGACGTACCATCAGGCAAGCGGCCTGATGGAAAGCCCCTCCGGCTTCCGGCTGGGCGAGGCGTACTCAGGCAATGGCGCTGGCCTAAACAATCCCGCGATGGAGAGCGTCCCAATGCACGGCCCTATTCCGCGTGGTGCGTGGACGATTGGGTTATTTTTCGATGATTCTGGCGGCAAGGGGCCAGTTGTGTCGCACCTAACGCCGCGCGATGGCACCGAGACGTTCGGGCGTTCCGGATTTATGCTCCACGGAGACAACTCTGCGGCGGACCACACGGCAAGCGAGGGCTGTATCGTCGCGCCGCGATTCATCCGCGAGCAGATCGCCGCAGGTTTTAGCGTATGCAATGTGCTGGAGGTGGTGTAGTGACAATCTCGCATGCATGGGCGATCGGTATCGGCATGGTGCTGGCGCTGGCCAGCGTGCTAGGCGGGTACGAGTTGCTCCAGGAGCATGATGCGAGGCTCACGGCCGAGTCAACGCAATCCGCGCAGCAGCAGGTGATCTCCGCCGCGCAAAAGAGCATCGACCAAGCCAGGGCCGAGCAGGCGCAAACCGCCAGCGATCTCAAGGCGCAACTTGCAGCTATTACCAACCAGCGCACCATCGTCATCACGCCCCTGCAGGCAGCAACAGTCGCCAACACGCTGTCCAACCTCCCGGCGCAGGTCCAGGTCCAGCAAGTTCCAGCCACGCCCACCGCGCCAGCCACTCAACAGATCGTGATTCCGCAGGCTGACATCCCCGCATTCCAGGCTTACAAGCTCGATTGCGACGAGTCCAAAGCCAAGCTCACCGCCTGCTCACTCAACTCCGCCAGCGCCGCCGTGATCCAGCAGGGCACAGCCAGCCAGCTTGCCGCAGTGACCAAACAGCGCGACACCTGGGAGGCCACAGCCAAGGGCGGAACGTTCTGGCACCGGCTCCGTCACGATGCAATCCAGATCGGAATCAGCGCCGGGATGGGATACGCAGCGGGAAGGATGAGCAAATGAGCGGCAACTGGGCAGCAGGTTTTCTCCGGTCGCAACTGAGCGACAAAGACGGCACGGTGAGCAATACCAAAGTATGCGTTCTGATCATCGTAATCGCTGTAGTATCATGGGTTTCCTGTCTGCTTTACAAGTTACACGCGCTCATCACTGTGAACGATATTGTGACCTTTATCGGCGCGGCGGGCACCTTCGCGACAATGCTTTGCGGCACACTCGCGGCGCTCAAGTATGGCGCTGATTCGATCAACAACCGCGCTCCCAACGCCAGCGCACAGGTTCAGCCGCCCGACTCTCCTCCTCCAGCGGGCGCAGATGGTAAACTCTAACGCAGATTGTGAGGTAGCAAAATGATGGATTTCCTGGTGATTCCAATCGCGATTATCGTGGCATTTTTCCTGGGCGTGTGGATTGCGCCTGTGGTGCGTGGCGACTATGCCGAGTTCAAAGCCTATGTCGAGAGCAAGATCAAGGCAGCACAGCAGGCAGCGAAAGAGAGGCTTTAAATGCCACCAGAAGTCTACGATCCCGAAATCGCCGAAGAAATCCTGGTGCGCATGAGCGGCGGCGAGAGTCTGCGCACGATCTGCGCCGACGATGGGTATCCATGCCGCAGGACAGTGACCCGCTGGGCCGTGCGCGACACGCAGGGATTTGGGGCACGGTATGCCACGGCGCGCCGGGCCGGGGTTGAGGCTCGGATCGAAGATGCGAACGAGATCGCTGCGGAGACGCCAACTTATACCGATGAAGCCGGCGTCATTCGCATCGACGCCGCGGGCATTCAACGCAACCGTCTACGCTGTGACCAGGCCAAGTGGGAAGCGTCGCACCTGCTGCGCGGCGGTCTCAAGCCAAGCGCGCCGCTGGATTATGGCGACAAGATACAGACTGAAGTGAGCGGCCCGGACGGTGGCACGATCCAGTCTGAGCACAGGATCGTATTCGTCGATGCACCGAAAGCGCCATGAACATCGAATTTCCCTCTAAACTTCGCCCACTCTTCGAGTCGCACCGCTTCAAGAACATATGGGGCGGCCGAGATGGTGCTAAATCCTGGAACGTGGCACGCTATCTTCTTGAAATTGGGGCAATTGGTACGGAATTTATAGTTTGCGCCCGCGAAAACATGAACTCCATTGCCGATTCCTGCCACCGCACACTAGTCTCGCAGATCAGCATGATGGGCATGGGCGATCAGTATGTGGTTGAAAAGGCGAAAATCTGGCACAAAACCACAAAAACCGAGTTTGTTTTCAAGGGTTTGCGCCATAATCCCGACGCAATTAAATCACTCGAAGGTGCCACAAAGCTATGGGTCGAGGAAGCGCAAAGCGTATCAAAAGACTCCTGGGATAAGTCGATTCCGACCATTCGTCGCCCTGGCTCTGAAATCATCCTTACGTGGAATCCAGAGCTTGAGACGGACGACACCTGGCGCAGGTTTATGGTCAATCCTCCTCCCGACACTGTAGCGATCAATATGAATTTCAGCGATAATCCATGGGCCTCTGAGGTACTGCGCGCTGAACGCGAAAAGCTGGAGATTGAAGACCCGGACGAATATGCGCACATTTGGTTAGGACAGCCCCGCCGCACGGTAATTGGGGGAATCTATGCGGCCGAATTCCGCAAGGTAGACGCAGAGAGCAGAATTACCCGCGTGCCCTACGATCCTTCGCGCCCGGTGCATACCTGCTGGGATTTGGGATGGGGAGATCTGGTAGCAATCTGGATGTTTCAGAGTGCTCCATTTGAGTGGCGTTTCATCGACTACATCGAGGGCAACAACCGCGATGTAGGCTCATTTGTGCGCGAATTGCAGGATCGTCCCTACGTGTGGGGAACCGATTACCTTCCGTGGGACGCGGCCAGCACCGGCAGACTGGCCACCGGCAAGAGCGTCGAGGCGGTCATGCGTGGGTTGGGGCGCAAGGTGCAGGTGGTGCCGCAGAATCTGGTGCATGTCGGCATTGAGGCTGTGCGCCGTATGCTCCCCTTGTGCTGGTTTGACATTGACAAGTGCGCGGACGGACTTCAGGCGCTCAGGCATTACCGCTATGGTGAGATAAAGGTGCTGAGTACGCCAGACCACCGCACTCCGACGCGTGAGCCGGTTCACGATTGGGCATCTCATCCTTCGGACGCTCTGCGGACGGCCGCAATGGGCGTCGAGAGCGCAAACAGCGGTCGTGAGGTTGAGCGGACGGTTACGCAACCCATTTACCAAGGACAAGATGGCTGGATGTCGTAATTTTTGGGAATTATCCCTTTAACTCCAATGAAAGGAAACCCGAATGGAACGTAGCTTTTGGAACCGTTGCAAATTGGCGTGGTTGTTCATAACCACTACGCAGTTCGATAAACCA